GGGTGCTAAAGGACCACAAGATGCCGGAAAATTGGAAGCGGCTCCAAAGCCAAAGAAAGGCGAGTAATTAATGGCGTTCTTACAAGAACAATTATCTTTTGATGCGGCTCAAGTAGTACTTGAGAATGAGGCTGGCGACGATGGCAAGAAGTCACTTTACATGAAAGGCCTTTGCATCCAAGGTGATGTTAAAAACGCAAACCAAAGAATTTATCCAGTCAACGAAATCTCAAACGCAGTAAAAACGTTAAAAGAGCAAATCGGCGGTGGATACAGTGTGTTGGGTGAGTTAGATCATCCAGACGACTTAAAAATTAACCTAGACCGTGTTAGTCACGTCATCACAGATGTATGGATGGAAGGTGCTAACGGGTATGGAAAGTTAAAAATACTCCCGACCCCAATGGGTACGTTAGTTGAGACTATGTTGAGTAACGGAGTGAAACTAGGTGTCTCGAGCAGAGGTAGCGGAAACGTTAACGAAGCAAACGGACATGTAAGTGATTTTGAAATAGTAACTGTTGATGTTGTAGCACAACCAAGTGCTCCTGATGCTTATCCGACTGCAATATATGAAGGTTTACTTAATATGAAAGGCGGCGATAAGTTACTGGAAATAGCGGCAGATGCTAAAGAAAGTATCACAGCACAACGATATCTTAAGGAGGGTGTTATAGCCCTTATTAAGGATCTTAAAATATAGGAGAAATCGATGCTAGATGCAATGAAACCCTTGCTTGATAGCGAATTGGTAAACGAAGACACACGCCTTCAAATCCAGGAAGAATGGGATAAGAAGATGGACGAAACTCGCGAATCAGTTAGAAGTGAACTTCGTGAGGAGTTTGCTCAACGTTACGAGCATGATAAAGAAACTATGGTGGAAGCACTTGATCGCATGGTATCCGAAAGTCTAGAAACCGAAATTCAAGAAGTTATTGCTGAGAGAGAACAACTTGCCGAAGATCGTGTTAAATTTAATCAGAAAATGACAGAAACTAGCAATAAATTTTCGCAATTTATGGTTACAAAATTATCTGAAGAAATTAAAGACTTAAGAGAAGACAGAAAAATCCAAGCAGAAAGTATTAACAAACTTGAAGATTTTGTAGTTAAAGCATTAGCAAAAGAAATTAACGAATTTGCCGAAGACAAGAGAGATTTAGTTGAAAGTAAAGTTAAATTAGTTGCTGAAGCGAAAGCAAAACTAGAAGAACTTAAAGAGAGTTTCGTAGAAACTAATACTAAGAAACTTGAAGAAACTGTTGCCACGCGTCTAGAAGACGAATTATCACAACTTCAAGAAGATATTAAGGTTGCTCGCGAGAACAACTTTGGTCGTAGAATTTTTGAGGCATTTGCTACTGAATTCACAGGTACACACCTTAATGAAAACGCAGTAGTACGTGAACTTAAAGATGAAATTGAAACCCGTGATAGTAAGTTAGCGGAAGCAAAAGAAACGTTAGAAAAAGCAAAAGTACTAGTTGAGTCAAAAGATGCAGAAGTTAAAAGACTTGTAGAGTCAAATGAACGTACTCAAGTTATGGATGATTTACTTGGACCTCTAAATGCAGAGAAAAGAGAAGTTATGACAAATTTACTTGAAAATGTGCAAACTTCTAGATTACAACAAACTTTTGAAAAGTACTTACCGGCAGTTCTTGCTAATAAATCAGTAGTTGCGGAAGCAAAAACTGAGAAAAAACAATTAGTTGAGAGTAACGGTAACAATGTAACAAAAAAGAAAAAAGATCCCTATAGCGATAGTATCGACAATATAGTTGATATCCGTCGTCTAGCAGGTCTTTAATTACTGATATAAAAGGAGAACAAAGAATGTCAGAACAATTAACAGAAGGTCGTTGGTCGGAGACTAAAGATGCCTTGCTAGAGGGTCTACAAGGAACTAAAAGATCAACAATGGGTGTTATCTTAGAGAATACTAAGTCATACCTTTCGGAAGCGGCGTCAACAGGTGCAACTGCATCAGGCAACGTTGCTACATTAAATCGTGTAATTCTTCCAGTTATTCGAAGAGTTATGCCTACAGTTATTGCTAACGATATCGTTGGTGTACAACCTATGGCTGGTCCAGTTTCGCAAATTCATACACTACGTGTACGTTATGCTGAGACTTTAAATGCTACAGGTACTGCAAACGATACTACAGCAGGCGATGAGGCACTTAGCCCATTCCAAATTTCAACTGCATACTCGGGTGATGGTACTGCGGGCGATGCGGCTGGTACATCGGCTATGGAAGGCGACGGTGGTCGTGGTATTAGTGTACAGCTATTAAAACAAGCTGTTGAAGCTAAAACTCGTAAGTTACAAGCACGTTGGACGTTTGAAGCGGCACAAGATGCTAATTCACAGCACGGTATCGACGTTGAAGCAGAAATTATGGCGGCACTTGCTCAAGAAATTACTGCTGAAATCGATCAAGAGATCCTTGCTTCACTAAGAGCATTAGCGGCAACTGAATTTACATACGATCAAGCATCTGTATCTGGTACAGCAACGTTTGTTGGTGATGAGCATGCGGCACTTGCTGTTTTAATTAACAGAACTGCTAACTTAATCGCACAACGTACACGTCGTGGCGCTGGTAACTGGGCTGTTGTTTCGCCACAGGCACTAACAGTACTACAATCAGCAACTACTTCTGCGTTTGCACGCACAACTGAAGGTACATTTGAAGCACCAACTAACACTAAGATGGTTGGTACACTAAACGGTGCTATGAAAGTATACGTTGATTCATATGCGTCAGATAGTACTTCAGTACTAGTTGGTTATAAAGGCTCAAGTGAAAGTGATGCGGCGGCATTCTACTGCCCTTACATCCCACTAATGAGTAGTGGTACTGTACTAGATCCTAGTACTTTTGAGCCAGTAGTTTCATTCATGACACGTTATGGTTATGTTGAACTAACTAACTCAGCAAGTTCATTTGGTAACGCAGGCGACTACGTTGGTGAAGTTGCAGTTTCTAACTTGTCTTTCTCTTAATACAGAAAGTTAGTTATTAACTAAGAAAAACCCACCGAAAGGTGGGTTTTTTGTGATTGCAAAACCAATAGAAAAAAGGAGAATCTAGGAGTTAAAAAACTATTGGTTGATTGACATTATACTAGTGTTTTTTATATTTGTGTTATTTATTTGATGAAGCTCGGCGCAAGAAACTTAACATAAAACAATTCTCAAAACCAAAATAACTATTTTGGTAATAAATACGTATATTATCTTTAAGTAAAAGTATATGGATTTTTTAACATTTGTTGGCGACGTAGGATTTCCGATTGCGGGTGCGGTAGCCGCAGGATACTTTGTATTTTTAACTATTAAGTTTATATTAGCCGGTGTAACCGGTGGCGTCAATGGTTTAAAAAACATTATTGGTGCACTAGATAACAGAGTGCAAACAATGAATAACGACTTAGTCAAGATCGACGCATTATTAAGTCATGTAGTTGGAGTTAAACCAAACATAGATAGACTTGCCGCAAACGAAGGTAAAGAAGACGCACGAAGGGACTAAAAATGACAGAAGAATTAGCGGCACAAATTAATCAATACGGTTTTCCGATAATAGCCGCAATGGGGCTCGGTTACTTCGTTTTCTATATATGGAAATGGGTAACAACAGATGTTAAACCAGTGCTCGGTCAATCACAAAAAACACTAATTAAATTAGTAGACAGAATTAGAATGCTAGACAACGATATGATACGGTTAAACACAAAATTACAAATGGTACTTGAGATGCGTAATAAGGGGCAATTAGACCTAGACACTCAAAGTAGTGAAGACTTAGAGGAGATAATAAATCGCTATGCGTCTAGAAGTGAAAACTTTGATCAAGATCCTAGTAGGCATAATAAGCCTGAATAGTTTTGCAAATGATCTAGTATTTGAATTCAGTAATCCATCATTTTCGGGTGTAGGACAATCGCAACATTTTCTGTCAATTGAACAGTTGCAATTTCAACGAACTAAAGACAGGAAAGATAAAGCAGATTCGGACGCTCGTACTGCCGCTCGCGAAGAAGCAAATGAAACTATTAATAAGTTTATTAAAAACGTAGAATCGCGTATTTACGCACAGATATCAAAGCAAATGGTAGACAACATGTTTACTAATGAAGGCGACACATCGGGTACTGCAAATTTAGACGGTGCAACAATTTATTGGGTAAAGGATTTAACAACAGAAACAATTACGATTCAGATTACCGAAGACGACGGCACATTCACTGAATTAACTGTTCCATTAAACGGGTTTGGGTTCTAATGGAATATAGTATTTTAGCAATATTAGCAGTTTGTTTACTAAGTGGGTGTACTACAACTGGATTAAATCCCGAAGTAGTTTCTGACCCTCCAAAAGTATTTAAATCGCAAGTCGACGACAGACTACTTAAACTCCCACGTTTAGATGCGCCAGTAATGACTATTGCACTGTACGAGTTCAAAGATGAAACAGGACAACGAAAACCGAGCCAAAAGTTCTCACAGTTGTCGACTGCTGTTACACAAGGTGCTCATAATTGTGTAATTGATGCATTACAGCGTGCAGGTCGCGGAGACTGGTTCCAAGTTATTGAAAGAGTAGGACTTAACAATCTAGTTAAAGAAAGACAACTAGCAAAATCAAGTTACGACCAGTACGACAATAATAAAAACAAACCGAAACTCAAACCACTAAAACTTGCTGGACTGATTCTCGAAGGCGGCATTGTTGGTTACGATGCAAATTTAGTAAGTGGAGGTAGTGGATTAAGATATTTTGGAATCGGTGGCGATACCCAATATAGAACTGATCAAGTAACTGTAAGTAT